TGACTACTCCTGCATCTATAACAATCGTTCCATCAAGAACTATTTGTTGTCCTGATAATGGAGTAATAAGTAAATCTGTTCCAGCAGTTGAAGATATGGTATTACCATTAATATTAAGATTATCTACTTGTAATGCTGTCAATGTACCTAAACTTGTAATATTAGTTTGTGCTGCAGTTGTAACAGTTGCTGCTGTTCCACTTACATTCCCTGTAACATCTCCTGTTAAAGGACCTGCAAATGCATCTGAAGTGACTGTTCCGTCAAAGAAAGCATCTTTAAATTCTAATGTTGATGTACCTAAATCAAGTCCAGCATCAGTTACTGGGTAAAGTGCAGACGCATCTAAAGTTAGTTCTGCAGAATTATTTATCTTAAAATCTATTTCATTTGCTGTTCCAAAGTCTATAGCAGTTTGAGAATCTTCTCCTATAATTAAATCAGTAGCATAAATAGAGGTAATACTTGTTTGAGCTGCTGAAACACTTAATGATACATTACCAGATAGTCCTCCACCAGATAATCCTGTGCCTGCTGATACAGCAGTAATATCTGCGGATGAAGAACCTGAAGTTGTTTTAGTTGTTGTAGTAGATTCTTTTTTCCCTTGTTCATTATATTTAGATTCATAAACTATACCATTTCTTTTTTCTAATTTTACAAGAATACCTTTTTCAAGAAATGATACATTTTCCCCTTCTCTCAAGGTTTTTGAAGATGGTCTTACTTTAAAGAACGAGTCAACCGTATTGACATTGTGTGTTTCGTTCTTTGGCATTACGAAGCTCTCTTATATTTTTCTCTATATTCTATTACAATATCGCTTATCTCTAAAGCGCCAGTACTTGCAGTTAATTTAAATGACATAGACTCACAATCTGCGTCAGCAGTATATGCTTGAACAGCATAGTTTGCACTGCTGAAAGATAAATCAGCACTATTTCCGTAAGTTGTGCTTCCATCAGAAGCTCTAGTTACAGCTAACGTAGTAGAACTACCTAAAGTTCTTGCTGTTACATAAACTTTATAAACTTTTTTAACTCTACCAGGAGAACCGAAATCAATATCTTTTGTTTGAATTGTTAATCCTCCTGTGCCTTCAGTTTCTCCCACTTCTAGTTTATTAATATACTTAACATTAGAAGAAGAAGTAGTGTGATACTCATTGAGATAAATACCATCAAAAGATTCTATAAAATTAGAAATTCCAGGAACTCCGTCATTAGTCAATAGAAACTCTCTCTTTGTTTGTGACCAAGATTGTGTTGAAAAATCATATGACCATACGTTGTTTTGAGCTGATCCGCCTGCTCCTCCAGTATCTTGAACTACTAAAAGGCGTTTATGTTTCCCATCATATCCGATAGCAGGAACTTTTCCTTCAGTAGCAGATCTCCAATCTTCGTCATCTAGTTTTAAACTTAATTCTATAGGAGAAGTTTCTCCTGTATATATATACACTCCATCTTCATTTACCCAACACACACCAAAAGGAGTTTTAGTAACAGCCTCTTGATATAGGCATCCCATACCATCATATTCTGATTCTAAATACCAACCTGAATCTGCACTAGATGAAACATTCACTACATATAATTTTTTTTGTTTAAAAGCTAAAAGCTTATTTCCAACACTATGAAGTGCTGCAAAAGAATCTCCATCACTAATTCCAATATCTAAATAGAATGAATCTGGAAAAGTTGAAAATCTATTTACTGGGCTATAATAAATTCTATCGTCATAAACAATATTATCTTTTCTAACATTTGCTACCCAAGCTCTTCTAGCACAAATCGTAGAAGATTTATATCCTCCATCACTTCCAAAGCTAATACTTTGTTCCTCTTGTGTATATCCTGTAATAGATTCATATGTATCCAAAGAAGGACTTTTGGATGTTAATCCTGTTACTTCAGCATACCCATTAGTATCTCCATCTCCATAAACATTACCACTCCCATTAGTCCAGGAAGTATAATCTTCAAATAAATTAGTTCTTACACCTCTTTCATAATCTGCATCAACAAATAATCTCCATCTATCATTATTGTCTTTAATTCTTGTATATATTCTAAACCCTTTTTCTCTTTTTCTGAAAGTTGCTTCAATATTAATTCTTACCGCTATGTCTGAAAAATAATCTCCTGCTGCTACAAGAGCTGTAGTAGATTCAGCTGCGTGAGGTAATGTTTCGTCTTCAGAATAATTTACTAAAGTATGAGTAAATTCATATGTTCCTTCCTCCCAATCTCCTCCACCAATAGGGTCATCGCTTGAAGACTGTAAAACTGTATCAACTGCGTGTTCTCCAATAGTAGTTCCAGCTACACCTCTTTCTATACCAAGAGTTAATGTTGTTGTACCTGATAAAGATGTTATTCTAACTGCTTCGCTATTTAAATAAACAACCTCACCGACAGCTAAAGCAGATACACCGCTAATGTCAGCAGAACTACTTGCTTTAGTAACTGTCATAACATCATCTATACTTTCAACGACAGTTGTTGTGACTTGAATATTTACACTACTGTGTTGTATATTAGATAAATTTTGTTGAGTTGGTGTTGAATCAAAAGCTAAATCAAAATCTCCTGCATCTGCTGGAGTTGTTTGAGTTCCTGTATTTCCAATAGTTTTAAAAGTATCTGCATCTGTAGGTCCTACTATTGTATCTCCACTTACAAATTCAGCTATATCTGTTTTTCCAAATCTTGGTTTATCAACAAACTCAATTACTTTAGGACTTGTACTATTATCTCCATCAACAACTCTTTTGTCTGAAACATATAGACGTCCATCTACAAAATAATATACTGGTTCAATAGTTGTTGTGCCTCCAACAGCTATCTCATTATCTGAACCTTGATGTGTCCAATCTCCTGTATTTGCAAAAGCTCTTGTATAGAATTGTATATCTGTTCCAGAAGGATAAGCTAATACTTGTACAGGTGATTCATAATCTGCTGCAGAGCCACTTGTTCTTCCAATATCATTTTGTAAATTAAAATAGAATAATCCATTACCTTTTGCTGTTTTAACTAAAGAATTATCACTATCAGCATCTTTGTCCGTAATTGATTTTGAAGTTTTTACTACACCAGGAATACTTATAATGCAATCTAAGCTTTGTTGTAACTCATTTGGAGCAATATCTCTAGCAGACGCTTTAGTGTTTAATCCTCCACTAAAATCATTTAATGTTAACATTTGTTTGGGCATTATGCTGACCTTTTAACTTTTTCAAAACTTCTCATTCCTCCAAGACCTAGCATACCAAGCAATACTGTCGTTAATGTTCCCATATCAAATGTTGGTAATATTATTTCGTTACCAAAACTATATAAAACAAATGTTAGTAAAGGTTGCAATATGTAATGATATGCCATCGCTGAAGCACAAATCCAGCCCGTAAAGGGCCTCCAGCCCGCTACAAACATAGACGTATGTCCAGCTTCTACTTTATTTACTTCCATTTGAGCTTTATTAATTTCTGCAATTAATTCAGCTTTCTCTTGTTTGTCTAAAGTAAACTTATCTACGTGACCAGCTACTTTATCAATTATGTTTGTTACTAAATCTAGCTTAGGCATTATTTAAGTTTCTCCCATTTAACACAGTCGCAGCCATTTAGGCAGCCACCGTACTTACATACAGCCCAATGAATAGCTAATCCACATAACATTCCTATCATAAATATTTTCATCTTTATCTCCTTCTTCCTCTTCTTCTTTGTTTTACTGGTGTTCTTTCATCTCTAAAACCTGCAAATTGGTCTATAAAGTCACTTATGGTTTGACCTTCTTCTAAATCTACTGGAAAATATTCGTCTAAATGTGAAACATCTTGTCCTAGCAAAGCCTTAACCATATCTGTTCTGTTGGAAAAATTTAACTTAGTTCTGCTATGACCAAAATCCGTTGACTTTCCTGTTCCTCCGTGATAATAGGTTGTGTCTTGCTCTGGGCTAACATATCCAAACACTCCTTTAGTGTCATAGTATTCTCTTCCCTTATTTTTTCCTTCTAGCAAATTTTTTAATGTCATTTGATAGGCTTCAGCTGACCCGCCTCCTAAAAGCTCACCAAGATATTGTTTTTCTCCACCTATATCAGAATATATTCTACCTCCTACTATATCTGCTTTTAGCTCATCAGAAACCGAACTTTTATCTCCAAAGGTCTCTATAATTCCATCGGAAAAATAATCTCTTAATGTCTTCTTTTTGTCTTGCGGCACAATAACCTCCTTAATATATTAACCAATTAAATCCAACTTTGGACTCATAACTTTGTACGTCGTACATATTAAAATAACGACCTTCTAAAAATATTCCA